CCAGCGCAGTGTTGATCCGAGCGGCGTCTTCTTCGCGTATCAAATCGGTTTCGGGAGTAGTGTCTGTCGCATACTCGAGTCCCTCGTAATCGATAGCGTCGAGCGAATAGCAGTGGTAGCGCTCCTTACGGGCGAGATTGCTCTCCTCGCGTCGAGATGCTGTTATGTAGTTGCCGATTTCCTCGTTGACTTCAACTTCTGATGTAGTTCCGTCTGCGAATTTCCATTGAATTTTCATTTTCTGACTCCTTTGGTTTTCAGATTTTTCTGAATCCGCCGGAGTCGCTAAATCCGCCATAGACAGAAAAAGACGACCGCGTGAACGCCCTTTCGGGGCGCTCCGCACGGTCGTCTTAGCAATCTGGCGGATTCATTTTATTGTGTTTCAGCTATGTGTTACGCCGAAAATGACAACCTACACAGGGAGGGTATAAATACTTCCTCTGCTGTGCCATTCCCAGAAACAAAACGGATTTTAAGTCCGCTGTCGGGAATCTCAATCATCGTGGTCTTCTTGCCATCCTTGATGTGTAAGCTGTTTGATTGGCTATCAACCGTTCCGACAAGCTTCCCGTTTGGGGTTCTGACCTCTCTCATGGCTTTAACCTCCTTTCTCGTAGTACGGCTTGTCCCAGTCGCTTGATTATATGGATGAGGCAGTCGCCATCGCACAGCCAATGCTTGTTCTTAGGGCACATGCACTGGTGATGCGCTTGGGCGCGTTTTTTTGTAGCCCAGATATCGCGGTAATAGGCGTAGTGTTGCGTCTGGGTGACTTCGACCCACTGCTTTTCGTGGGGCATGAAGATTTTGTAGATACGTGTTTGATTTTGGTTGTCGTTGATTTTCATTTGTTTGGCTCCTTTCAGATTCGTTGCGGAATCTGCCAGGAGCCGTACTGATGTCCGCAAAGACACAAAAAACGGCAGGGAAACTACCATGATGGTCGTTTCGCTCTGCCGTATTGCGGTCTGGCGGAAATCCAGTTGTTTAATTGTTCGTACTATACTTGATGCTTACCGAACCGGGAGGAATAACAAGCGTGGTTATGTACTTGCCTTGCTTGATTTCGACCAGCCCGTCATCCTCATTAACTGTGCAAGCCAGTTGATGAGCATCTGGATGTTTAACCGGGATGGGTTGGTGTGTGCCAGATGGTTTCTTAATAGAATCATTATTTGCGCTTGTGTTGACATTAGGGTACAATGTGGGCAAAAAAAAGAGTGATTCCAAAGACTCATCTGGGAAAGCCTTGATTAGCCCGCTTATCACCTTTTTTCCGCCGTTTCGTTTTCCGTTAAGTAGTCTTGTGGTTTCAGATCGGGATACTCCCATCTGCCTCGCCAGTTCGCTTGCTGACCATCGCTTGACCACCATCAGTTCCTTAATCCTGTCGACATTAGGATTCATGCTCCAACCTCCTTTCTTACATTATATATGCATATTATACCACCTATGTTTCCAAATGTCAACACTCAAACAATAAATGTACCCTCTAAGAAACTTTTATCCAAACGGCAATTTATTTCTGAAAAGTGTTGCCTTTTGGCAATGCTTGTGATATAATAGGTGACAAGGAGGTGCAGAACGAAATGAGCAATGTAGGTGAAGTTATAAAAGAGCGCCGATTAGCAAAGGGAATGTCCAAGAGAGCACTCGCAGAAAAGGCAGGCATCAGTCATTCCGAGGTGCATCGAATTGAAAATGGCGAAAGACAGAATCCGTCTGTGCCTATGCTCATTGCTTTAGCGGATGCATTAGGCATTCCCCAGGACGATATTCTTGTGCTCGCCGGCTACAAGACCGACGGTGAAAGCACTCCGTTGATTGAGCGCGTGTTCCCTGACTTAAAGACCAGAAAGCAGCAGGAAACCGCGCAGAAAATCGTTGACGGTCTTTCTCGAAACAGCGATTTGAAAGATTCGCAGTACGATGAGCTCGTGAGACAGGTCGAAATGTATCTGGACTATGCAAAGAAGAAATCAGATACCTGATCAGCCGCGTTATGCATATGCAAGGCAACGAGCCTATCGATTGCTATGCGAGCTGGAAATTGACAGACTGCCTGTTGATCCTTGGAAGGTCGCGGAAATGCTTCCGAATGTCCACATATGCAAATGGACGGACTTAAGAGATAACTGCCACGATGATGATCCTCTCTTTATCGACAAGGAAAGCGCAGATGCAAAGACACAGCATTTACGGGGACAAGCGGACTATCTGGTCGTTTATGATGACCGTGTAGAGAATTATCAGCGGATACGATGGACGATAGCTCACGAAATCGGGCACATCGTGCTTGGGCATCTGATTTCGTTTGATGCTACAGCTCTATACCGCGGAAGTCTCACAGAGGCGGAATACAAGGTGCTGGAACGGGAGGCAGACACATTTGCCGTGAATCTCCTAGCTCCTATGACCATCATAAACAGATTGCCCTCTGTTCAGACAAAATCTGATTTTATGGAACTGTGCGATTTGTCTTGGGAGGCATCTGAAAATTGCATGGAGGAATTGAGACTGCTGAAGAGCGGGAAAAAGATTCCCTTCCCAGTCAAGGAAGAGGATATCCTGCATCGTCAATTTTTCCGTTTCATCAATAAATTCAACGGGACGGAGATGCCCTCGTTGAAATACGATGATCTGGAAATTGATGAAGCGTTCGATGACTATATCGATTGTGACTATTGGGATTTCACGCTGATGGCAATCAGAAAGTGGAAACTCGAAAAGGAACTATACAGTGCCCTCGAAGGAAGCCTGGCACTATACGATTGTGAAGATATGGTTGTGTTTGTGAAAGATGCAGGTAAGGTAGAATTTGTGGTTAAGAATGAAGACATCATTCTTGAAACGCTGCAGAGATACTCCGATTCCTGTATTAAGCGCGTGTCGGTGTATGTCGCCAAGATGCGCAAAAAAGCCATCGGACAGCAAATAAAATAATATATAAGGGAGAATATATCATGCCTAAATTAACAATATCTCAACTGGAAAGCCATCTATTGAAAGCGGCAGATATTCTCCGTGGCAAAATGGACGCTTCTGAGTTTAAAGAGTACATTTTTGGGATGCTCTTTCTAAAGAGACTTTCCGATAATTTTGCGCAGAAACGCAAGGAACTGGAAGCGGAATATAAGGATGAATTAGCACCGGAAGAATTAGAAGATTTCCTTGAGGATAAGACTTCTTACGGTAGTACTTTCTTTGTGCCTCGTGAGGCGCGATGGGAGTGCGTGGATAATGGCGACGGCTGGACAGGACTGCTCCATGTTAAGGTGGATGTGGCCTCCAAGTTGAAACGCGCCCTTGTTGCCATAGAGAAGGAAAACAGCCAGCTTGATGGCGTTTTAAAGAACATTGATTTCGCAAAAAAGGTTAAGAATAAGCAAATTATTACTAACGAACGCCTTGTACAGCTTATATGGCACTTCAATAAGCACAAGCTAACAAATGACAATTTTGTGTTCCCTGACCTGCTTGGAGCAGCCTATGAATACATGATTAAGAACTTTGCAGACTCTGCCGGAAAAAAAGGCGGAGAATTTTATACGCCGTCAACGGTCGTTCAACTGATGGTGCGAATCATCAAGCCTCAGGAGAATATGGAAATCTACGATCCTACTGTCGGAAGCGGTGGTATGCTCATCCAAAGCAAGCAATATGTCGAGGAGCAAGGTGGCGACGGTCGCAAGCTGGCACTGTTTGGACAAGATGACGCTGCGACGGTATGGTCGATCTGCAAGATGAACATGATCATGCACGACATCAAGGATGCCGACATTCAGCATGGAGACACTCTGATGGATCCCTACTGGCAAAAAAATGGTTCGGTACGCCAGTTTGATCGTGTTATTGCTAATCCACCATTCTCGCAGAACTATACGAAGAATGACAAGATGAAGTGTCAGAACCGTTTTGTATATGGGTGGGCTCCGCAGACTGGCAAGAAGGGCGATCTGATGTTTGTTCAGCACATGATTGCCAGCACAAAGCCGGACGGTATGATGATTACTGTTATGCCTCACGGTGTTCTGTTCCGCGGTGGCGCGGAAAAAAGCATCCGTAAAGGAATTCTCACCGACAAACAGGACATCGTTCAGGCGATTATCAGTTTGCCACCGAATCTGTTCTACGGCACCACCATACCAACCTGTCTCTTGGTCATAAACAAGAAAAAACCGAAAAAACTATCGGGCAAGATACTGATTATAAATGCTGATGCAGAGTACGGAGAGGGAAAGAATCAGAACTTTCTGCGCCCGGAGGATACTGAGAAAATCGTCTGGGTGTTTGATAACATGGTCGAGGTTCCCGGATACTCCAAAATCGTAAAGATTGACGATATCATTGATGAAAAGACGAACGATTACAACCTGAACATTAGTCGTTATGTCGATAACTCACCCGCGCAAGAGCCGCATGATGTCCGTGCGCATATGCTCGGCGGGGTACCTAATGTGGAGATAGATGCGCTAAACGGCCTTCTTGCTAAATATGACATTGATCCTTCGGACATTTTCTCTGACAGAGGAGACGGATACTCCGACTTCCTGGAGAGATGCACCACGAAGAGATTGATAAAATCCTACATTTCTGAACATGTAGGTGTTCTCGGTGCGAAGGAGCGGATGCACGGCGCGTTCGAGGGCTTCTGGAAAGAGGCTGCACCTGCTATTAACAGAGTCCATACCGATATGGGCATTGCAGAGTTTGCCATCAAGTACACTAACCTGCTTGTGGAGACGCTTGAGCCACTGGGCATCTTAGATCATTTCCAGTGTCAGGTAGTTTTTGCCAATTGGTGGGAACACAGCTACACCGTCCGCGAATACACGGAGATAGAGCAATCTGTCGAGGGCAAGGAGACAAAGGTTGACGTCAAGGAAGTTATCCGCATAAAGAATGTG